AGCATAATACTGCACAAAACAGCATCTTTCTCTATATTTGTCCCAGCCGATTACACTATTAAGAGATTCTTCCGGCAGCCTCTCCTCCACCGGGATCCAGCGGTGCTTGCGCTGCTCCTCATTCAGTTCTTTCAGCATATTTCCCTGCTCATCTTTCTGTGTTAATCTCTTCATAGCTATTCTCCTTTTTTATTCTCCCACATATGACGAAAACGTTCCCCTGCCGCTACCCGCTGTTCCTCTGAAACTTTCCGTGGAGGACTGCATTTAATCCAGGCAATCGGTACATGAAAAAACGCAGATCCATCTTCATTAACCGCTATAACCTTTACATCCTCTGGATGTGATTCTGCATATCGGAGGAGTTTCGTTTTCCAAGCTGTACCACTAGGAACCGTCACACCTGCATAGTCCCGATCCTTTGTCCATTCAATCGCATATTCATTCATCGTCTTTTCCTTTCCTGCCCGGCATACACCCGTAATGGATATGCCACCCACAACACTCTCTCATCATTGCACTTCCTCAGCTTTATCTTCTCATTTTCTGTATCCCAGAAATCAAAGCTTTCCGGTTTTCTGCTGCAATTACATCTCGGATCGATTCTTCTGGAAACGGGATTTGATAGGTTCGCTCCTTTATCCGGTTTACAATCCGTTCATCATACTGCAAATCCTCCAGGTTGGAATTGCTGGTAAAAATCGTCGGCAGCTTATCCTGATACCGCCCGTTGATAATGGCATAAAACCGTTCTCCTATCCAGTCTTTTGGTACCTCTGCGCCAAAATCATCAATCACCAAAACATCTACGCTTGCAAGTGCTGACAAAAGGCTGCTCTCGTTTTCATCTCTACTACTCCAGGATGCTTTGATTTCGTTGACGATTTGCACGGAACCTGCAAATTTTACCTGCATCCGGTATTTTTTTATCAATTCATTTGCGATACTGGCTGCCATCCTTGTTTTACCCGACCCTTTTGTATCAGAGTACAGGTACAGCCCCATTCCGGCAGATCTCATATCATTCAGATTATCCAGATAATATTTAACCGCAGAACACGCCTGCCTTATCGTTTTCCTGCTGTCCTCTTTCCGGTACACGTCCAGACAGAATGTATTGAGTTCCATGTCTGCAAAAGCCTCTGGAAGATTAGCGAAAGACAGCTTGCGCTCCATGATCTGGCGTTCTACCAGACCGCACTCACACCGGCGTCCATACTCTATGCCTTCCGCATCGCGCCAGTACACCCAGCCAGTCCCATGACATTCAGGGCATTCAGAACCCTGTGAAATCTTCCCCGGCATTTTCAAGATAGTTTCCTGCCTCTCTGTTCTTATCCGGCTTATCATCTTCTCCAAAGCATCCACCTTTTTCCCTCCTCTCCCGTTTTGCTGCGTCAATGACCCACTTCCTAATAGCCAGGTAACTGCTCTTGTGTTTGTACCCCTTCATTTCCACATACTCATCCAGGTACCGGACAGCATCTGTGGTCAGGGAAGTTCCGTACTCGCTGGTCAGTTTTTCAAGCTCCTGGTCCGTCAACAGGACATGGCCGTATTCACCATGCTTGTGTTTCACCTTTGACGGGGCGGCGGGTTCTTTTGATACGTTAGTATCTTTCTTATTGTTTTGTTTTTGTTTATGTTTATGTTTATATAATGTGCTACTGTTTTGCACACCATCTTGCATACTGTTTTGATTACTGTTTTGCACACCATCTTGCATACCAGCTTGCTTACTATTTGCTATAGTGATACAGTACACTGTCGTCTTGGTTCCCCTTTCCCGGAAATCAATCAGCCCTCTTTGTTTTAATTCATTTCTCGCTTTCAGTATTCCTGACCTGCTCATTCCCGTCAGTACTGACAGCACTTGATTCGGCGCTTGAAACCACTCTGTCCAGTTGCTTCTGTTGCATACATGCAATAACGCAAAATATAACGACACCTGCCCTGTAGACAACGGATTTGTCGTGGCCGAATCCCAGAAAGAATTGATTATGGCTATGTAATTCATGTTTTCACCTGCTGTCTATCTCCCTGCCTGCTTCCCACTCCCTGTATATCTGGATCCAGTCTTCTAGCCGCATCGTCACCAGCCATTCACACCGGTCTTTCCTGTGGAATACCGCCGGCAGAAGCCCTTTGGCGGCGTCTCTGACCGCCTGTGATACTGCATCCAGAAGGTTCAGCTTCTCTACCCTCTTGCACTCTATATGGATGCCCGAGAGCCCTACCACGTCCGCATCACCGGAGGTCCCGCAATACTGCTGGCCTCTGCGGCAGTCATAACCGTACTCCCTCAAAAGCCCTGCCAGCTCACGCTCCCCGCGCTTGCCTTTCTCTCTCTGTGATCTTCCCATGTGCCTCCTTCCCGACCGGCGGACGGTCAGCCATGCCGGTCTTAGGACTTTTATAACCAAATGACATTTAATATCGTGACATATTATCCTGCCATCAGAGGTAACTCTTTCCAAATTCTTGCCGGAAATCTCCCCGGCTTCCATAATGCTCCTCATAATATTTCTGAGCCTTACGTTTTAATGACTCATCAAACTTCTGATCCATATGCACACTGTAAGGAGCCATATTGTGCCAATCTGGACGCAGCGGGACCAGAAAACCGTATTTCTCTGATAAAGGCCGGTTCGGCCCATTAAATACATGGTGGATAGCAATATTGCAGTCCCCTGTGATAATACAGTGGTGCAGATCATCTGTAAGTACACTATGCAGTTTCTTCATGGCGTTTCCTCCAGTTCTTCTCATACATTTCCATCATACGTTCCAGCTCTTGAGGCGGGATTGTTTCAATCCCTTGTTCCTTACACTCTGACACCAGCCCGTCAATCAATGCAGACATTTCTGCGGTATCATAGGTGCTTGATCCACGCAGCATTACATATGTACGGTACAGTTTCCCGTCCTTCCCTGTCTTTACTTCTGACGTAGGTCGGATATGGTAGGTCTCAGCTTCATCCGCCTTTTTAGTCCCTTCCTCGCTATCCGGAAGAACCAGAAATACCATCTGCCCGTCAATGACCTCCGGACGACCGTACCGCCTCAAGAGTATGTTGTGCAGGTACGGCTTGGAAATGTTGAGCTTGTCCGCCAGTTTTGTCACCAGCTGCCAGTAATAAGCATTTGCATCCAAACTGCGTTTCTTCTTCCATGGTTTCACAGTAAAAGCCAGCTTTTCATTTTTTCTTAAATCATCCCATTCCGGGCCGATATCATCCCGGTCACACTGCACTGTCAGTTCTATTCTGTGGGATTCCAGATCAATACGCAGGCCGCTTACAAACCTCCCTGTAAATTCCATAAACTACTGCCTTTCCGGATTATTCCACGGAAGTCCATCGGCCCCATTTTCCGGAGGAATTGTGGCAGGGTCTATTGGCTTATCCGGCTTTCCCTTCAAAACATCCATTGCGTCTCGGAACTGGTCTATATTCATCTCGTGAATATTATTCAAACCATAATTCTTTAGAATCCCTTTTAAGCCCACTCCCGTTCTGGATAATTCCAGATACAGCGTATTGATATGTGCTGTTTCTACCAGTATCGGCCCCTGTGCTTCTGAGACCTCTGCATTTTCATCTGGTTCAAGCTGCCCCATCGTAAAAACCACCTTATTCTTACACTTAATTACCAATGCATTAATATTATTTTCAGCGTCATAGCCAATCTGGCTCACTGAAAACCGATCTCGGCAGGTGAATCTTGCTCTTCCGCTACCTTCTGCCTTCTCAATCTTGCATTTCCCGGATGGGATCCAAATAAACGGCGCTGTATACAGCTCCCGGCCGATTCCCCAATTAAAGCAGGCCCGCTTAAAAGAATCAGAAGCCAACCCCTTTTCTTTTTCTGTGTTGCTCTCTGTACCTGTATCTTCTTTCTCGATCCACTGATTCTTGCTATCGTCCCAGATAGCTACTGTACAGTTTGCATTATCTCTGGAATGGTGGCGCTGCCAATTTTCCGCCCCCACAGCTTCGTCCAGGATATTCATATCACATCGGGCGTCCTTATACAGCAAAAGGGTGATGCCTTTCTCTGTTACTGTGGCTACCCTGCAATCAATCTCATCTGCCCTCAACGTTCTGAATTTTTTCATTTTTCCCAGTCCTCCATTTCAGCCCAATTCCCGGAATAATACCAGTCCACAAACTCCTGCTTCTCTTCCAGAGTGGCATTTGCACACCGTTCCAAGGCGTACTGATATGCCTGATCTTCTTCTACGATCGTCCCAGCCTCAGGGCCTATTCCTTTGTAGTACATTCTTTCTCCTTCTTCTCGTCGCATTCAGCACCCAAATCGAACCCTAATACTGCCGCCACAGTCTCACATTCGATCATCGTATACCTGCTTGTCTTAATGATTCCAGCCAGCGCATTAACCCGGCCCATGAGCATCAGGGCTTCCTCATACTGGTTGTCTGCACAAAAAACATCGTTTTTTCGGTTTGCCATCTTGATTTTCCCTCGGTTCTCCCTCATAATAGAGGGTGTTGATTTTTAGTTTCCGGACCTAACACAGTTGCCGCTGTGCAGGTCCTTTTTCTTCTTGTAGCTCAGGCACGGATACAACCTGCTCCGTTCTATGCACCGGTTTTTATTGCAGCAAGTACCGCAAGCATCCTTCTTCATCTTTCCTCGCCTCCTTATAATGCGATGCCTGTAGCTATCAAAAACAGCACCGCTGATTCCATCCCCAGCAGGAACGCCATCACCGTAGACAGTCTGCCAAACAACCGCACATCCTTATGGCTCTGATCCAGCTGTTCCCTCATGATCCGGCCCAGCTTCAGAATCTGCTGTTCCTCTTCCTGGGTAACTACAACGCCCTCCACTGGGGGCTGGTACTTAATTGCTTCTGATTGCATTGCTTGTCCTTTCTGGCCGATCTTAGTCGGCCTTCTTTACTCTTCTCATTCCTGAAACTCTCATAACCTGCTCCTGCAGGGCGTATGCAACTTTCTTACGTTCCTCAGGGGTAAGGGAATCCATCGGAACGTCTTTTCCCGTGTTGCCTATATCAATGTAATTTGTAAAACCGTATTCCTTCACCATAATCACCTCCCTTTTTTGATTTTATGCACTGCAGGTTGTACATCTTGCATTACCCTTACGCTATCCCCAGATTCATCTGAGAATTTGCTTCGCTAATCAGTTCTTCTAAATAAGTGGGAACCTGATAGCAGTCAATCAGCTCATGGGCGTCTGCTATGTACTTCCGTTTCAGCGCTTTGTATGACTGGGGCCGGCCACTATCATCGTAAATTCCGAACTCCCTCTTGACCTGATCGTAAATATCTCGGTACACCTTGGAACGGATTTCTGTATCCTTATAAGCTTCTGACTGCTTTCCTCCTAATACGGACACGCCTTTACGTTTTACATGACTGGACAGCTCGTCCGCTTCGGAGCCATACAGAGGAATGTCATATTCCAGTCTGTCCATGCGCTGCTCCATCTTCATCTGCTTCTGATCGATCATCAGAATAGCTCTCATCTCAGTGGACATATTCGGCATTTCATAGGAGCCTGTCTTGCGGAGGGTTGGAAGTACCTCATCGAATACCCAACTTTCAAAGCGTTCGGCTGATTCCAGTTTGCTGTGGGTGATAAGACGATACATGTCCCCCTCTGGGATAACATTGACTTCTATTTTCTTCTCTGGGCTCTGCGGGTGAGGTATACTGCGTTTCACCGTATACCTACAATGCTGAGTTACTGCATCTGCCGGCCTCGAATATCCAAGAGCCCTAGCAACATCACTTGCCACAAAATAAATCTTACCTTCAATTTCTACAGTTCGTATCTGACCGAACTCTTCATTGTTAAAAATCATTAACTCGTGCATTTTATACACCTCCCCAAACTTTAATGTTTGGTATCCTGCTTATTTCAAAAGCATATACATCCATATGATGTTAGTAACTATAAGAGCAACCAGAGTAATCACCCATGCAACAAACCACCTTCTCGCAAACCGCTTGGCCTGCGCTATCACTTCGGTTGCCAATTCGTTTTTTTTATCCCGACTCTCATTTATCAAATCAGATACTTCGCTGATAACCTGATTCCAATTTGCATCAGCCGGAATTTTATCTTTTGTGTTTTTCATATGTATTTTCGGTTTACTACCTCCTGTCCTTATTTAAAAGAACTATGAAACGAACTCATTTCTCTTGCCTGTGAGAATTGCCTCTTTTAGTAGTTCTATCTGCTTCTGCTGACTTTGAAGCTGCTTTTCAAGGTCAGCAATTTTCTTTTCTAAAGCTTATCTCTCCGAACGGAATCATCTCATAAGAGAAAAGTGGATTCCATATATAATTACAACTGTAATTTCTATTCTTTCTCTTATGAAATCCTATGGTTGTGGAATAGACGATATTTTCATTTGGTGTATGCAACAATTAAAGCAATTATTGCGATAATAATTGGTATGTACGGGTGCCGTTCTGGAAAAGTTCTTTTCATCACCCTCTCACCTCCCATCTTTACTGCTCATTGCTTTCTCGCTGCTATCCGGTTCGTTTCCCTTATTTTCGGAATCCTTTTTGCTTGCAATGGCTTCGGCATATCCCAGAAAATAACCCTTGCCCATTTCGGACATATTAGGAAGCGCCGCGCTGATTGCTTCGAGAATCTTCTTTTCTTTCTGGCTCATGTTTGTTTCACCTCCCGTCTGTATGTGTTTATTATAAGACACATTCAGACATGTGTCAAGCGCTTTTTGTTCTGTATGTGTCATTTTCCTATTGACTTTCTGTTTAGTATATGAGATAATGCAATCAGAAAAGAGGTGATTATAAAATGCAAAGCATAAATGAACGATTCAGAAATTTACGGATTGCCTGCGATAAAAGTCAGGAGGAATTCGGTAAAATTTTAGGATTGTCCCGTTCTGGTGTAAGCGAAATAGAAAGCGGCAGAAGAAACGTTACAGAGCAGCATTTAATAATGCTGAAAAACTGGGCTGAAAAATCTGTTAATATAGAATGGATTCGTACCGGAGATGGAGAAATGTTCAACCCCTTAACAAGAAATCAAATAATCACTGATTTTGCCGGGGATTTAATGAAAGAAGAAGATGACAATTTCAAAAAACGTCTGATTGAGGCACTTGCAAAATTGGATGAAAGTGAATGGATCGTCCTCGAAAAAATAGCTACACAATTAAGCAAAAAAGAGCCAGGGGAAACCCCCTAGCCCAGAAGCTTTTTCGTGAACCGATACACCAGTTCAAGCATTTGCATGTTGGTGGCTCGGTTCACAAGTTCACAGATCATAGTTTTGTAATCCAT